ATTTAAATGATTTATACGAAAAAGCACCTGAGCCAAAACCAACAGGTGATCTATTCACACAGTTAGAAAACTTTGCTGATGGTAAAAAGAAAGGCAAAAGCAGACCAGGGCGTGTAAAGCGTTCAGGTGCTAGTTGCAATGGATCAGTTACAGCACTACGCAAACGTGCCAAGAATGCTAGTGGTGAGAAGGCTAAAATGTATCACTGGTGTGCTAACATGAAATCCGGGAAGAAAAAGAAATGAAATCAGTAGCAGAACAAATAAGAGAAATGGGTGATCGTTTAGCGGCAATCCACGACGAACCAACAAATGAAAAAATAGCCTTAGGCGATAAGGAAAATTGGGCAAAGTTTAATAGATCTATGACAGATTTGCACAACGAATTTAAACAGTTACCAGTGGGTAACGAATCTGACATGAGAGTTCGACTAGAAGATCCAGATAAAAAAGAACAACTTGAAAGACTGCTAGTGGATCTGCTAAACAAAGTACAAGACTATAAAAGCCCATACTAAGGAGCAACAATGGATATTGCATATTACGTTAAAAAGTATAAAGAACACGAAGCACAAAGACTAAGTACTAACGAACGTAATGCATTTTGGAGAAAATACAATGAAAATAAGTGAACTATTAGAAGAAAAAAGAGACACACATTGCTCAGACAAATGTTGCGGCAGTGATGTTAAAGCAGAAGATTGTACATGTGCGCCAACATGCCCACATTGTAACTGCAATAATCCAAATGTATCTGAAACTACAACTGCTGGTGCTATTGCAAGTACTGCAAACGGCTTTGCAGGTGGAGGCATAGGCACTATTAGCAGAGCAGGAACTACAAAGAAACGCAAGAAGAAAAAAGAAAACTGATAAATACGTTATACTAGTATTTTGGAGCAGCTCTAATGAGAAGAAAAGAATTTAAAGAAGGTTTAGCAGACGAAGCAGCTCGTGCCGAAATGGATCACGAAGTGCAGATGGCTCGTGCTGACCTATATAAAATTGCAAAATATGCAATTAAACTACATGATATGCTAAAAGGTGTAAGCGAAGCAGAAGGTATTGAAGGCTGGCAACAAGCTAAGATTACAAAAGCTGCTGATTATTTAGGCAGTGTTTATCATAATCTAGACTACGATATGAAGTTTGCTGATGGTCAAGCAATGAACCCAGAAATACCAACCGAAAGTCAAGATTACAAACAAACATTATCATCAAATCTACAAGAAAAATTAAAATCTAAGTGAGGTAATGTATGTCTGAGATGCGAGACCTTATTAGTAAACTAGACAGAATAGACGAAAGACAACAATGGGATCAGTTAGATGCTGTTGTAGATCAGTATGCAACATCTAACATGACTTTATCAGACTTAGAATCTATGGAGCAAGCTGCTCGTGATACTAGACCACAAGGTGACGGATCTTTTTTAAGCAATCTCGGCGCAACACTTAGATCTGCGGTTTCAAGTGAAACTTTTAGAATTAATTATGTACTATATCATGCCGGGGAGAAACTTGGCTTGGATGGTATGTATGGTACAGATGGCAGACTACGTGTATTAGACGGTGCTACATATCGCGCAGAACGTGTTCGACCTTCGGACGCTAGAGCAAGAAATCTTGCCGTTGCACAAGCAAGATTAAATATACTTCCGCAACGAGTACTAACAGGCTTTGGTATCGATCAGGGTGCCCAAGGCGAAACAGAACGTCCTACTAGAGAACTTTTCTTTACTCCAACTGCACGTTCATTACAAAGTCATAACATTGCTCAAGACTTTAGAGGCCAGGAGCCATATATAGATGTAAATTTACAAGGCGAGCTAACAAGAGTATATACTAGAGAAGCAAACGTAGAAGCACTTCGTGATAGATATAGCCAAAGTCATCCAGATGCTACAGTAATGAAAGCAGACGGTAGTGGTCCTTATTTTACACAAGCTGAACCAACTAGTGACAGATCAAGTACAGATGCAGGTGCAAGTGCAGTTCCCGACGATGAAGCAGGATTAGCATCACAACAAATAGCAACAGCACTTGCAACTGATTACAGAGATAGTTTAGATGACTTTGTGAGTCCGGAAGCAGATCAAGGCGGTCTTGCAAACAATCCAGAAGCAGTAGGCGCAATTAAAGAACTAAACACACGTTTGTCTAGTTTAGGATTTACTACTGTACAAGCCGATAGCGAACAATATTCTGCCGCTACTAGACAAGCAGTAACAGATTTCCAAACCGCATACAATCGTATGTATCAAGCGACATATCCAGATCAAGCAAATGCACCTGATATCGAACCAAATATTGATGTTGACGGTGACTTAGGTCCTGATACTCTAAATGCACTAAAACAAGTTGAAAACTTATTTAATACTATTGAAGAACTAGTAACTGCTGGAAATACACAAGAGTCTATGCAATATAAAAGTTCTATTAGTAAAATGTTAGAAGAATCTTTTATATTTGAAGAATTAAACGGTAGGCAAATGGGAGAACTTACAGGAGCAGTTATTGCTATAGATAAATTCATAGGTGCTGCTGGCGGAAGTTATGATATAGAATCTAGAAAAGAAACACTAATTACCGCTAGAACTTTACTTAGTGATCATATAAGAGACATGTCTGCAGAACCTACTCCAAATATTGTTAGATTATCAAATGGTGCTATTAATCCGATTGGAGGATCACAGTCTGTTGATAGCGGTGAAGAAACTGCTAGTAGTAATGATAGTGAAGAAACTGCTAGTAGTAATGATAGTGAAGAAACTACTGGTAGCAACGGTCTTGATCAAACTGCTGCTAGTAATAATAGTGAAGAAACTGCCGAATATACTGTAAGAGAAAAACGAGGCGGTCAAGGTAATAACAGACTGTTTGGATACGAAGTTGTTAACTCCGAAGGGGAAGTTGCAGCAACTTTTGATACAAGAGAAGAAGCCGAGGCTGAGGCCGAAAGATTAAACAACGAACCAGCAAGTACAAGTACAGATACAAATGATACTATAACCTGGACAGACAATATTAGAGATAATGCAAATCTATTTTTTGCAACTGATAGAACTAGAGAAGATGCACAGGAATTCATTGATAATACTCCTATAAGCAATGATACTTATGAAGTAGGAAATCAAGCTGGTTTCATAAACACTATGATACAAATACTGTTAGGAAATCAACGTGTTCCTGATGATGCTCCTGAAAGTGTGGCAGGAGATATTTTAAATAATACTCCTAGAGATACTATCGAATTATTGCAACAACATCGTGAAACATTAAATTTACGTGGATTAGGTATCCAGCGTTTTGATTGGGGTACTGTTGAAGCTGACGAAATCACAGGAGAAGATATTAATCATAATGGCGACAATATCGATTACAAATTTAATATTGAAGAAAGATCTTTAGAAATAAGTGCCGACGACGGTTCAACATCTAGATATACAGATGTAAATATTAGTATAACTAATAACGTAGTTTCTATTCAATTTAAAAATGCACAAAATGAAACCAAAGCAATGGGTTTCGACATAGTATCTAACTATGATAATCTAGAAGCAATGTTCAGATGGGTATATGAAAATAGATACGAGGACGCATAATGAAAATTTATAGTATTATAAAAGAAGCCGACAACGAAACAATGGGTTTAGATCATCAGAGTTTTTGGGATAGTATCGGCGATGAAAATGCTTGGCGTAATATCATATACTATTATTTAGAAAACGACCCCAGTGTTAGTGGTAATCTTACTAGTAGATCAAGAGCTATTCAAGCACAAGCAAATCAAGCTATTAGAGATCTTGGTCCTAGAGTAGATACTTCTTTTTTCCAAAATGTAGGAAGATGGATTAACATTGCAAATCGTTACAGTTTTAATCTACAATCAAATGATACTTGGGCAACAATTAAACAAAAAATAGAACCTCACAAAAATTACGAATCACAGTTGCCGCCGCCAGGTCCTGATAGTTCAGGTAGTCAAGAGTCAGCAAGTCCTTATACAGATATGACTCGTAACGAGTTTATTCAGCAGACACAATCATTAGATTTGAGAGATAATTATAGTATTATTGATTTTGGAGATCCTTTAGAGACGTCTACTCAAGAAGCACTTATGGTAGCAGTTGCAGAAGATACTCAAAAAATTATCGGTCTAATGCTAACAATGCAAGATAGAAATCAAATGATTAATACTTTACCTTCATGGAAAACATTTGCATTAGATACTGAAAATAAAGTTAGTAGAGGATTAAAGTCTACAGTTGATCGTTTTATTTTAGATACTATGGAACGACCTTTAGAGTCGGTCGATTTAGTTAGACGCCTTTACGCTTGGATGGGCGTTGCCGACGAACTTTATTCTAAATGGTTAGACAGCCAACGTTAAACTTTTAGGTTGACTTTTATCTAAATATCCCTTATAATGTATATAAATTAACACAGGAGAACCTCATGAGTAGTCGTACCTATGGTGCAGAAGAAAAAGCAAAATTACAAAGAATCGTACAGGAAGGCGTAACTGTTATGCAAGAAGTTGAAGACTTGCAAACAGGTTTAAAAGATACTGTGAAGGCAGTAGCAGAAGAACTGGATATGAAGCCAGCTCTTATTAACAAAGCAATTAAAATTGCACAAAAACGTGATTGGGAAAATCACGCAGATGCATACGACGATTTAGAAACACTTATTGTTACACTTGGTTATGACAAGTGAAACAGTCTATAATCGATTTTTGGCTCAACAGCTATCATAGTGACAAAACTGCATTTTCTTTCGAACTTGTAAGTTTCATTTTTACTGTTGCTGCGAGTTTAACTCTTGCAATAAATGCAAAAGACCCTAATATGATTATTGTATATCCGGGATTTTTTGTAGGAAGTGTAACACAATGTTATGCTGCCTATCGTAGAGGAGCCGCTTGGGTAATGTTATTGACATTTTACTTTGCAATAGTAAATGTTTTTGGATTTAGTGTAGCATTAGGTATAGTGTAAATGGTAAACATACCAATATATGTTGAACGGTTTTACAAACATAACGAATTAAAAAGTCAATTGTTAGATCTAATTAGTATTGCAGAGTCTAGCGAAGAAAGACAAGACGACTGTATTAGCAATACAGATTGGAATTTAAATTTAGGATTAGGTGTTCCTAAGTATCAACAACTAATCTTGCCATTTATACTAGATCAATCACAAAAAACATTTAATAGAGGTAGTGCGTTGCAACTTACAGACATGTGGTTTCAGCAATATCATCAAGGCGACGAACACGGCTGGCATGTACACGATTCGTGTCACTGGGCAAATGTATACTTCTTAGAGTTACCTTCGAGCAACGAAAAGACACAAATTTTAGACCTAGAAAGAAATGAGATAGTATACGAAGCACAAGAAGGAGATATTGTTTCCTTCCCTAGTATGCTTTTACATAGATCTAAACCAAATTTATCTCTTGACAAAAAGACAATAATCGCTTATAATATTAACTTTACACATGTAAGGGACTGTGACCCATGACAATACAACCTAAACCATATCAAAAACTAGCCTGGATTGCAACGGCATCATTAATTTTAGCCGCAACAGTAGCAAGTTTATATCCTTCGCAACCAATGTTTTTTGATTTACCTGGTAATGTTCATCATTATGCGTTTACAGTAGCAAATTTCATGTGGGTAGCAATAGGTGTACTTTGGAAAGAAAAGAGTTTGATAGTGCTAAATGCAGGACTAACCATAATCTATTTGGTAGGATTGTTTGCACAATAAATATTAATACGCTCAAAGACAATAGTCGAGCAAGTAGATGGTTAAGTTGGCCACAAGCAACGAAGGAGAATTGAATGCCATACGTTGATGCGATGTTTGATCGCGATCAGGATATTATTCGAGTAGTCGAACGCCGTGAAGGTAAAAGACATTTTACAGAATATCCAGCAAAATATACTTTTTATTATGAAGATCCCAAGGGCAAGTACAAGAGTATGTACGGGGATCCACTTACACGTATTGTGTGTAAGAATACCAAAGACTTTCGTAAAGAAGTTGCCATTAACAAAGGCAAGAACTTGTTCGAAAGCGATATCAATCCAATCTTTCAATGTTTGAGTGAGAACTATCTCAATCAAGATGCACCTAAACTAAACATTGCGTTCTTCGATATTGAGACAGACTTTGATCCAGAACGTGGCTTTGCTGATCCTGCAGATCCGTTTATGCCTATTACGTCTGTGTCTGTATACTTGCAATGGCTAGAAACAATGGTGTGTCTTGCTGTTCCACCTAAGACGCTTACTATGGAGCAGGCAGAAAAAGAAGTAGAAGGATTAGAAGGTGTTGTGCTGTTTGAAAAAGAAGCAGACATGCTAAACACATTCTTGGACTTGATACAAGATGCTGATATTTTATCAGGTTGGAACAGTGAAGGTTACGATATTCCGTACACTGTTAATCGTGTAAGTCGTGTACTAAGCAAAGACGACACAAGACGTTTTTGTTTGTGGGGACAACTTCCTAAGAAACGTGAATATGAAAAGTACGGGAAATCAGCTGTTACCTTTGACCTAATAGGCAGAGTGCATTTAGATAGTTTGGAATTATATCGTAAATACACATATGAAGAAAGACACACTTACAGGCTTGATGCTATTGGTGAGATCGAAGTTGGTGAAAACAAAGTTCCTTATGAAGGCACTTTGGACCAGTTGTACAACAATGACTTTAGAAAGTTCATCGAATACAACATACAAGATACCGCACTACTGGACAAGCTGGACAAAAAACTAAGATTTATTGATCTTTCAAATACTGTTGCACACGAAAACACCGTGTTGCTACAGACCACTATGGGTGCTGTTGCTGTTACAGAGCAAGGTATCATTAACGAAGCACACAATCGAGGACTACAAGTTCCCAATCGTCCTAAACGTGATGATACAGAAAACACACAAGCCGCAGGTGCATATGTTGCGTTTCCTAAGAAAGGCTTGCACAAATGGATTGCTTCAATGGACCTGAACTCACTGTATCCAAGTGTGATTCGTGCGTTGAATATGGCGCCGGAAACTATCGTAGGACAGATCCGTCCTGAAATTACAGATGCTCGTGTGCATGAAGATATGACTCTAAAGAAAAAATCTTTTGCAGGTAGTTGGGAAGGTCGTTTTGGCACAGAAGAATATGAAGCAGTTATGGAGCAACGCAAAGATGTTGCACTAACTGTTGACTGGGAAGATGGACGTTCGGACGTACTAAGCGGTGCAGAGATTTATCAACTTATCTTTGACAGTCAGATGCCGTGGATGCTCAGTGCTAACGGCACAATCTTTACAACAGAGTTTGAAGGTGTTATTCCAGGTATTCTAAAACGTTGGTATGCAGAACGTAAAGACATGCAGAAGATGTTGAAGAAGGCAAAAGATGCTGAAAACAAAGCAGAGATTGAATATTGGGATAAGCGTCAGCTGGTTAAGAAGATTAACTTGAACAGTTTGTATGGTGCGATTCTAAACCCAGGTTGCAGATTCTTCGATAAGCGCATCGGACAGTCAACTACACTTACTGGTAGACAGATTGTTAAACATATGAGTGCTGAAGTAAACAACTGTATTACAGGCGAATATGATCATGTAGGCAAAGCAGTTATCTACGGTGATACTGACTCTGTATACTTTAGTGCGTGGCCAATGTTGAAAGACGATATAGAATCTAACAAACTTGAATGGTCGCCAGAAAAGGCTATTACACTATATGATCAAATATGTGAACAAGCAAACACAACGTTTCCAAAGTTTATGGCAGAAGCATTTCATTGTCCAAAGACACGTTCAGATGTAATTGCAGCAGGACGTGAGATTGTAGCACGTTCAGGATTGTATATTACTAAGAAGCGTTATGCGGCACTAGTAACAGACAACGAAGGCTTTAGAACAGATACAGACGGTAAGCCAGGCAAGGTAAAAGCTATGGGTCTGGACTTGAGACGTTCAGATACTCCTGTATTCATGCAGAAGTTTTTGAGTGAACTATTGCTTATGGTACTTACAGATGTATCTGAAGCAGAAGTACTAGAGCGTATTACACAGTTCCGCAAAGAGTTCCAAGACATGCCGGGTTGGGAGAAAGGTTCGCCCAAACGTGCTAACAAGATTGGGCACTATCAACGTCTTGAACAGAAGCAAGGCAAAGCAAACATGCCCGGACACGTAAGAGCAAGCATCAACTGGAATACACTCAAACGTATGAACGGTGACAAATACTCACAAGAAATCGTTGACGGTATGAAAGTTATTGTTTGTAAACTAAAACAGAACCCACTAGGCTATACAAGTGTAGCGTATCCTACAGACGAGCTACGCTTACCAGAGTGGTTTAAGGAACTGCCATTCGACGATGCGGCTATGGCAGAAACTATTATTGATAATAAGTTAGACAACTTGATTGGTGTGTTGAATTACGATCTTGAAGATACTAAGCAACACACTACATTCAATAGTTTGTTTGACTTTGGAGACTAAAATGTATGAAAGTAAAATTAGAAATAGAAGTTGATACAGACAATGCTAACGATCTAAACACTATTGAAGAACTTATAGCAATGTTAAGAGAATTAGCTGAAAGGATGGACAATTACGATGAGTGAAGAACAGCGTATAATTTTAATTGCAGATGTATTAGAACAAAAGTTACGCAAAGAAAAAGAATTAGAATATTATCTAAAAGAACTTGAAGAACTACAACGTAAAATTGGATGGCTAAGACGAGAAGTTGATCTTACTAATACAATTATTGATATGATTAAAACTGAATCTGTATACGACATTAAAGAACAACTTTTAGAAAAACATTCTAATAAACTAATAGGTAAAGAAAATGAATAGTATAGTAGGATTTACCTGTAGCACGTTTGATTTACTACATGCAGGACATGTAATAATGTTGAGAGAAGCAAAAGAACAATGTGACTATCTCATATGCGGATTGCAAGTTGATCCTAGTGTAGATAGAGCAGAAAAGAACGCTCCTATTCAGACTGTGGTAGAACGCTACACGCAACTAAAAGCAGTTGGATACGTAGACGAAATTATCCCGTATGGTACTGAAAAAGATCTAGAAGATATATTATCAATGTATCCAATTGATGTACGTATACTGGGTGAAGAATACAGAGACAAGGAGTTCACAGGCAAAGACATCTGCCGCAAACGTGATATAGATCTATACTTCAACAAACGAGATCATCGCTTTAGCTCAAGTGATTTGCGAAAGCGTGTAGCAGAAAGAGAAAGCAATGGTAGATAAAATTATGCCGTGGATATTAGGCGCTCTTGCTATTGCAGCTATAGTATCATTGGTTGTAGGAGTTTTATTAGTATGAACAAGTTTATATTTGATGTTGATGGCACACTTACTCCTAGCAGAGATAAAATTGATCCTGCGTTTAAAGAATACTTTAACGAGTTTTGTCGTAGCAATCAAGTGTTCCTTGTTACAGGTAGCGACAAGCCTAAAACAGTAGAACAGATTGGCGAAGACACATATAATTTGTGCCGTACTGTGTACAACTGTAACGGTAATGATGTCTGGCAAGGTAACAAAAACATCCGCACAAGCGATTTTATACTGCCTAGTCATGCACATGAATTTTTAAGTGAAAAACTTTCTGCTAGTTCGTTCATGACTCGCACAGGTAATCACTTTGAACATCGGCCAGGTATGGTAAACTTTAGCATAGTAGGACGCAACGCTACAGCAGAACAACGTGTAGAATATGTAAAGTACGATACAGAACGAAACGAACGCAATAGTATTGCTAGTCTTTTTAATCAATTGTTTAAGGTGCAGATAAAAGTCAAATTGTAAAAGACTTTGACAAAAAAGATGTACTATGGTTCTTAGGAGATAGGATGGACGAAGATGGTAACGACTATCCATAAGCACAAGTAGTACATCATAGTAGACAAGTTACTGGCTGGAAATGTACAATGGAATATTTGCAAATATTCCAAGATCAAGGAATAGCAGGATGAAAATTTTAGTAACAGGTCATAAAGGTTTTATTGGCTCGACACTGTTTGATAGATTATCAAAAACAGGACACGAAGTTACAGGTATCGACATTGAAGCAGGTTGGGATAGAGATAAACTTTATTCAACCCAAAACTTGCTCGATTGTGAATTGCCTAAGGACATTGACTTAGTAATACACCTAGCAGGTAAAAGTGGTGTGCGAGAAAGTCTAAAAGATCCTGCGGCTTACTGGAACAACAACGTAGAAGTAAGTCGTAGACTGTTTGAACGCTATCCCGACACACGTATACTGTATGCGAGCAGTTCGAGCGCATACGAGCCCGATTTGAACCCTTATGCGGCGAGTAAATTCATACTGGAAGAACTTGCTGAACGTTATCCAGACACACTAGGCATGCGTTTTCACACAGTGTATAGTGACAGTTGCCCTAGAGAAAATATGTTCTTTAACAAACTGCGCAATGGTACACTAGAATATACAACTAGGCACTATAGAGATTTTATTCATCTAGAAGATGTACTAGATGCAATTGATATACTAATCAGAAATACTCATATTAACGGAATAATTGATATCGGTACAGGCAATCCTGTAAAGATTCAAGACCTAGCACCGGACTTACCAGTGCGTCTAAATACCCCAGGAGAGCGAGAATGGACATGTGCTAACACAGAAAAAATGAAGGCACTTGGCTTTAAACCTAAATATACGGTAGAAAAGTTCTTGACAAACAACAACTTAGACAATATAATATATTTAAACAATGGAGAAACAGTAGAATGAAAGATATCTTACAAGATGTAGTGGCACATACACACGCATTAGGCTTCTTGTCGCTTGTAAAAGTAAGCAACGAAGAAGGCACGAACATTGACTCAATGGCAGAAGATCGTAGTGTTATTTTGTCAGGAGTCACAGCAAATCCAGTAGCAGAGTTTAAAGGCACTTTTGGTATGCCTAACTTAGATAAACTTGCACTGCATTTGAAAAACCCGGAATACAAAGATAACGCTAAGATTGATGTTGTACAAGCAGAACGCAACGGCGAAACTGTCCCAACACATATTCACTTTGAAAATGCAGCAGGCGACTTCCAGAATGATTATCGCTTTATGAATAAAGCAATTATTGAAGAAAAACTAAAGACTGTAAAGTTTAAAGGTGCAACTTGGGCTGTAGAATTTCAACCAAGCATGGCAGCAATCAGTCGTATGAAACTAATGAGTGCGGCACACTCAGAAGAGCCTACATTTAATGTAACAACTAAGGACGGTAACTTAGTGTTTAGCTTTGGTGATGCAAGCACACACGCAGGAGAATTTGTATTCGAAGCAGGCGTTGAAGGTACACTTGCACACACTTGGAGTTGGCCTGTAGCACAGGTACAAGCAATTCTAAACTTAGACGGTGATGCTACTATGAGCATTTCAGATCAAGGTGCTATGAAGATTAGTGTTAACTCAGGTATGGCAACATACGATTACATCCTACCAGCACAGAGCAAGTAAAGTATGACGCAAGAACAAATACTTTTTGCTATTATTAGTTGGTTAATACTAACAAGTATTATATACACTATTACTGGTTGGCAAAAAGTAGCGGACTGCTACAAAATGTGGTTCACACGAGAATACTGGACTGACTACAATATTATCGAAGCGGCTAGTTGGATTGCAAAAGCAATTATTATTATTCCTGGATTAATCTTTGGAATACAAATATGGCAATTTTATTTTATTGCACTGTTTACTAGCATGACACTTATATGGGCAAGTAATAAAAAACTACTGCCTACATTAGTAGGCTTCAATACGTTATGGATTTGGCTTAGTATGATGGTTATTGCACAAAATATAGGAATTTAAAATGACACCAGCAGAACAAGCGCAGAAACAAGCCGAAGAAGCAATGGATGGATTTATCTTTTGGAGTAAACGAGCAACTCTGTGGAGTGCTTTCTTTCTATGCTTAGTTGTATTTGCTTGCAACAACGGCGTAGAAACTGGTCCTAATGCAACAGGAAGTGGTTATAATGGCGAACAATATGACCCGATAAATTTAAATGTGAAGAATAAATGAAAAAAGATTTAACTACTGAACAAAAAGACTACGCAAGATTTCTCCCGGCACTAAGCGGATTCTATGCTACTTATGTGGGCAAACAGCGTTATGACGAGTATGTAGATAAGTCACGTATTCCTAGCAACTTTACACACGGTGTAGAGAGTTTAAACTATCTAAACAAACAGGAAGGTCAATTCCAGTACCAGTGGACACTTTACTCTGCGGGACACGCTGAACTAGACACTAACAAACACGCACCTAAAGAAGATATGGTGCGTAACAGAGATAGAACTAACTCTTGGATATTAGGCGACTCAGGTGGTTTCCAAATTGGTAAAGGTGTATGGGAAGGTGACTGGAAGAATCCTAACTGTCCTAAAGCACAAAAGAAAAGAGAACAAGTTCTCCGTTGGATGGATGCTTATATGGACTATGGTATGCATGGAAGCTGTTGAAGGTACATATATCAATAACGACTATTGGATTGCTAATCGCACAGGTGCTTGTAAGTTCCTAAACGTACTTCAAGGCGAAAACCATGCTGAAGCAGATGACTGGTACGATCGTATGAAGAAGTACTGCGATCCAAAACAGTATCCAGACAATCACTTTAATGGCTGGGCAATGGGTGGACAGAACATGTGTGATGTGCATCTGGTGCTAAAACGTATTGTAACCATGCACTTTGACGGACTGCTAGAAAAAGGCATTCATGATGTAATGCACTTCTTGGGTACAAGCAAACTAGAGTGGGCTACACTACTAACAGATATTCAAAGAGCAGTAAGGAAGAATTATAATGAAAACTTCACTATCACTTTTGACTGTGCTAGTCCTTTCCTTGCAACCGCAAACGGACAAATTTACATACAGAATGAAACAGAGGACCGGTCGAAATGGACATATCGAATGGTGCCGAGTGTTGACGATAAGAAATATGCTACAGACAACCGTATCTTTAGAGACGCTGTTATATCAGATGGGATATTTAAAAACTTTGAAGACAGTCCAATCACTGCCGAACTCAAAGTATCAGACGTTTGCACTTATGCTCCCGGAGATGTAAACAAGATCGGCAAGGTTGGAAAGACTAGCTGGGACTCATTTAGCTATGCTATCCAAATGGGTCATAATGTATGGAGTCACATTAATGCAGTACAAGAAGCAAACAGACAATACGACAATGGAATCATACCAAAGATGCTTGTTCAAGAACAGTTTGACAGGATTCTATTTAGAGATGTTGTGGAAGAAATA